GCCACGTCAAATACTTTATCAATCTTGCGGACGTGCCATGTCCGGGTCTCCTTGTCGAAGGACTCCTCGCGGATAGTAAAAGCGAAAGACATTTTGTCAACGGCACCGGCTTTGATAAGAGTGTAAAGGTCCCTCGCCTGCTGGATGTCAAACAGCTTTGCTCTTACAAGCAGGCCATCAGCATCCTTAGTTAACTCCAGGCTGCCGCCCCGGGTGCGGGCCATAACGAACAGGTTGTCGTTATGGTTATAGCGAAAAACGACGTCCCGCATGTCGGCCTCATCCAGCGCCTCCGGCTCGATTACCTCATGATACTCATTGCCATTCATCTTAAAAAGGACCGTTGGTTGGTTGAATACTACCGCCCGGCCCTCGACTATCATCTGGTTTTCTTCGGTTATAATCGGACTAAGGTCTGCAAACCGCAGTTCCTTTCCTTCTCTCTTAGGTATCTGGATCGTCAACTGGATCCTCCTCCTCTCCTAATTGGTATTGACCAGCCTTGTCTGCGTCAACTACGTTTAGCGTCTGGATGCGTTTGTCGCCTCCCTCAACCGGGGCCAGATTGAATATTTCCCTGCCCTCGTTGATGGTGAACAGTCCCAGGGGCGCCAGGTCTTTTAGCATCTGCACCTTAGTCTTAGTCGAAACATACTGCAGCCGGTTAGCTTCAAATATGATTTCATGGCCGCGGGTGCGCTCATTTGCTGTGAACAATTTATAAGTAAACTCCAGGCTCAACTGGACGGCCAAGGGTTCCAAGGTTGATTCATAAAATGAGTCCCAATCCTGCTCACTGTAGCCGCCGGTAATGATTTTTTCATTTACGCCATAATACCTATAAATGTTCTCTCGCAATTCCTTCATCTGGGCGGCGTCTACCATTAATGGCTGGCTTTTCAACTCAGTATAGTCGGCTTTACTGTCCAAGGCCGCAACACCGCCATTGTTCTGAACCACAAGATATTCCTCAACGAACCTGTCCCGGTTGGCCTTAATGTCAGATTCTTTAAGGATGCCCTGATACTTGAGTATTCCTCGCAGGCTGGCCGATGTCTTGACCGCCTGGCCCAGCCCCTCGTTGGTAGTGTGTATGGCCTCCAAGGTGTTGTTTATTGATTTATTGCTCTCGCCCAGCAGGTCGTTCTTGTAAAAGTGTCTGCGCAGATGGATGATTTCATCGTAGGGCAATATAATGCTGTCATCCGCGAACCAAAACTTGATGCCTATCTGCCCGTCCTGTAGCTCGATAAACTCAACCTGGCTGGCAACTACCGGCCAGATCGCCTTTAGTTGCTGGCCTTCCCATACTGGATAGGCGTAGGCGTTATTGTCGATCATCAAGGCCGTGACCATTTTATACAAAAAGTCATAAGTCGACATATTGGGGTTCGGCCGCACCTGCAGGACCCGCTCCACCTGCCCCGCTACCGGCTGGATGTCTTTACCTGTCCGCTTGATGTGCTTGGGCTTGAGTTTTGCGGCGTTACGGGCGATGGCATCAACCGCGCCCCGGACGACATCAGCTGAGTAAGGGTCATTCCCCCAGGTTGTGAATACAGCATTGTAGCCGTTAAGCAGCTTTAGCTGGTTATAAATTGTATCAGCTCTGGGCTTGCGCCCAAACATCATCTGGAATAAACTTCTGCGTTCCAATCCATCACCACCCTATCAACCCTTTATAATCCTCCATGTTATTCTGGAGCACTGTATATGCAATAAGTAGCGCCACCGCTGGGTCTATGCGCTGGCGCTGATGCTTACCTTTGATGGGCCTTATATTTTCATTCTTATCTACTTCAATAGCCACATTGGTCAGGGCCCACTTCATAAGCGGGTTGTTATCGTAAACAATATCTTTACTACTTAGGTCGGCCCCCAACAGCTTCATGGGGGCGCTTAATGTCTTGGCTCCCATGATTACCGGCAGTAGGTTGTTTTTGTTTTTGTACCCTAACCGGTTCTCCATATCCTCAACCCATGCAGGACTATTCCAAGAGTCATAACCTGTCCAGTAACCGATTATTCCATACTCATCTTTCATTCGCTGGAACCACTCTGTCACATATCGGTAGTCAACTTTGTTGCCTGGGCATAAAGTAATTAATCCCCGCTGTGCCCATTTATCATAAGGTACTTTATCCTCTTTTGATCGTTGTTCAACGGTATCACCCGGCATAAATGCCTGTCCGATTATGTATTTTTTATCACTGCCCGGCTTCATAACGATAATGGCAGCGTAGGTCAGGTCGGTTGTCGCTGAGAGATCAACGCCCCCAACGCCGTAACAGTCGCGCAATTCCTCGATATCAAACGTCTCCTCATTATTCGCCTGCTCAAAGGTCAGCCATTTATCGGCTGTAGTCTCACGGATGTTAAAGTCCTTGGTTAGTACGGTAGGTAAGAAGTTCGGATCATGCTTGGCCCGCTCGACGTTGGCCGCCAACTCCTCATAACTCTTTATGGTACCCAGCCCAGGGTTGGCCTTCTCCCACATCCGGAAGTCTACCCACTCACTACGGTCGTCAAGTTCATAGATAAATGCCAGGAACCGATCATCATTAATCACCCCATCCAGAACCTTGCAGGCGTAATCGTAAATATCGTCAAAGATACACTCTCGGACGAATCCGGCAGTGGTGATCATGTCCAGAAGCGGCTGCTCTCTGGCGGCCATGCTCTGCTTCATAACGTCGTACAGGTTACGGTCTTTAATTGCATGCAATTCATCCATTATGCAGTTATGAGTATTAAGTCCATCAAGACTGTTGGAGTCGCTGGCCAGCGGCTCGAACTTAGAGAACGTAACCGGGAAGTATAAGTCGGTTTTCCTCTTCTTAACATGTTTACTGAGAGCCGGTGACTGACTGACCATATTGACGGCTTCTGAGAATACGATCCGCGCCTGGTCCTTTTTAGTGGCCACCGAATAAACCTCAGACCCGCCTTCCCCATCACCCACTAACATATAATTGCCGGTGGCAGCCTTCTCGGTTGACTTACCATTCTTACGTCCAACACAGGTGAACACTTCACGGCATCGCCGCAGGCCGGTGTCCTTGTGGACGAACCCATAGACTGCTTGGATTTTGGCCTTCTGAAATAACTCCAGCTTTACTGGCTTGCCTATCCATTTGCCTTTAGAGTGCTTACAAAATCTCTCTATAAACTCAATTGGCTGATTGGCCCTTTCAATATCAAACACCCACGGATTACGCGGGTGTTTTAATTCGTCTATTAATTTTTGGTACTGCTGAATAAGTCGCTTGCAAGCCGTCACTTGCTCTGACTCTATCTGCTGCCAATATTCCTCAATGTAGGTTTTAGGTTTTGCCCGACTCATTTCCTGGCCTTCTTTTTCACAAAATCCATGAGCTCGTCGGCTGGATCCTTGCCCTTGTCGTCTGGCAGCAAATCAAATAATTGTTTCATAGTTGAATTGTAATTCTTGATCATAGCATTATAAGTTTTAGCGGCTGGGTGTTCCCGGAGCATCTTCTGGGCTCCCTGCTCAAATAACTCCACCGCTCCGTCCTCGTTCAGAGTCTCCTGGAGCTCGGCCAGAGTCGCATACATAAAGGCGGCCTGTTGCTTCAACCCCTCGGAAAGCTTACGCTTATCAGGTGGCAGGTTCTTTAATATGTTGGTGAGTTTAGTCAGTTCTGCTTTTTTAATTTTCGCTTTTTCTTTTTTTTCCATGTTCTCACCTCAATTCGGTACCCCCCTCGTTCGATTTTTCGTTCCGGGGTTCTCGAAGGTTCCCCCACCGGTCTAGGTAAATTTTGCCAATAATACCCAGGTGGGGGGGTGTGCCTTATAAACATAACCGCAGTTGACCATTAGCTTCTTCGATTAACACCTTATCACTCTTGTCAAAATTACATCCACGATGTGCGAGTTGAACATTATCCCAAGTATGTGTTCCACCTTTACTCACAGGAAACACATGGTCAATAGACGGATACATATCGCTATTCGGATCAGCTTTAATATCTACTCTCTTACCGCATATAGCGCACTTACCTTTATCTCTCTTAATTAATTTAGTTAAGGTAATTGAATAATCTATCTTGCCGTTTTGCTTTAGCCTCTTGTTTCTTTTTAATTCATGAATACGGTTTTGCCTTTTATTGCTGCATTGATCAGAACAGTATATTCGCCTTAAAGTATTCGCTTTAAATTCCGTACCACACTCGATGCAAACTTTATTTAATAATAATTCTCTTTGCTTATTAGCCTGCTCACGCATTAATTGTTTGCAACGATTAGATAGTACTTTAGTTAAACTGTTAATTAATTTAGTTTTAGCAGTACAACATTCATGTCTTTGATATGTTCTGTTTTTCCTAACAAATGAGGCGTTCATAACAACTACCTCACCACATCTTTTACATCTAAGCGTTACACTGCTAATATTGTTTTCATACCCACCGAGATACTCATAATCAATGTTGTTGCTTTTGAGGCTTTTTATAAAATTCAATTCCCTGTCTTTATGCAACTTATTAGAGCCTTTGTTTCCTGTAAGGCCATTACGCTTGCAATAGTACCTAACTTGATCCCTGCTAATATTTAACTGATTGGCTATTGTTTGATAGCCAATACCATTGTTACGCAACCCAGTTATCATTAGTTTTTGTTCTTCTGTCACAATAACGCCCTCCTAGCGTTCTCCATTTTTAGGCATAGGAAAAGAGGGGCGGAGTTCCCCCTCTTGTCGGGCTGCAGACCCTATTTCCTATGAAATTTAATTACGCCTCCACTAAATCCCCATTAATATCAAAAACCAATCCCTCTGCTGTACTGGCGCCTCCGTGTTCACGGTTGTGACACTCCTGGCATAAGTACTCCAGATTCTCCCAGGCCAGCGTGACGTTCGGGTCACCAATGTTGGCTGGCGTCAGCTGCACCTTATGATGGACTATTAGCCCTGGCTGCTGGCATCGTTCGCATAATCCGAATACCGATTGGATGTATGCGGCTCTACAGTCTAACCATACTCTACTTTTATAGAATTGTATTGCCCATGGTTTAGCCATATATATCACCTTATATAATGTCTATATATATTAGTTATATATAACTAGATATATAGTTATATATAACGTATACACATACATACACATACACATATTCCCCTGAAAAAAGGGCAATAAAAAAAGCCCGGCGAAATGCTAGGCTCATATGCAAATAAAAATACCCGCCACTTGGGTATAGTGACGGGTAGCTATTATGATTATAGGCTTGTCAAGTCACTTTGTAAACATTGTTAATCAAGTAAATATGTCTCTGTAGTTAATTTAGAGGGCACTTTCTTCTTCCCTCTCTTTTTTCCGGACTTTGCTCCGCCTTTATGCAACTGCAAGTCTCCTGCATGATAGCACCGGGCCTTCTTGTCTTCCGGAGGCTCCCGTTCCGGCTGCGGCCACCAGCACCCGTGCCCTTTCGGGCAACAGTACCCCCGCCCGGCTATGTACTCCAGGCTCAGCCCGCACCGGGGACAGAGCCGTATTTTATCCCGGCTACCGACGGCCTCCAGGTTCGCCTGTGAAAAGAATGCCACCAGGTCATTCCTCCTCTCCATGTGTCTGTCTATTTCGCATTATCTTTGGACTGTGCACTTACTTGTTGTTTCGCTTTTTGCAACCACGGCTGATATTTCTCTGAATGTTTACAATCTTCTTCTAAACAGCAATTAAATCCCGAACATCCAGTTTCTTTCCAATATAGGCAATCTCTATAATCTTTCAATTCCTTCACTCCTTCGCATTTTTAACAAACTACGCTACTTCCTCCTTCGCCAGCCGGTACAATAAATCTACTCTCACCTCGGCGGCTGCCAGTTCGGCAACCGCAACGTCGATAAAATCGGGAGTAGCATAATCAAAGTTCTGCCTGGCCTGGTCAAGCTGGTCCAGGGCCTGGTTAATTTCGTCGTGAATAGTCACGCCTTCGCCCCCTTATGAATAATCTTTATCTCTTTTTCTATCTCCTTTGCCCGGGCCTCATTGACCCAGGCGAAACATATTCCTTTGTGCTCGTATATCCACTCTGGATACTTGATGACCGTGCAAAAAATATTCTTATTGCGAGCGCAGCCGGCACACATTTCGGGTACTGGTGTTTCTTTAGCCATCTATCTTCACCCCCATATAACCTTTTTTAGCCAACTTCTCCTCGTGCTCCCACAAGAACCGGTCCAATGGGACCTTCCACTCAGCCAGGACCATGTTTATCAGCGTGGCGCAGGTCTGCATGGTATCCAGCGCCTCTTTGATGGTACGCACCGGGTCATTCATTGCAACAGCCTCGGCTACTTCGCCGTACTCCTCGCCTATTTTCTTGACCTGGCTGGGAATAGTCCAGTCAGGCTGTATTTCTATGTCGGGAAGATTTATTTTCATGCTATTTCCCTCCCTCAACCAAAACCTTGCCGGTGCCTATCGCATAGTTGCGTTCCATGGTCGCCCCGATGCTGTCCCGCCAATTTTCCTGCAGATAGACCGCATCGCAAGCGTCAATCATTGCAAAACATATTTTCATGTATTCGTGGTGCTCAAAACCATCCGGCAGGACTGCTGGGTTCATGGTGGTATGACCTTGCGCTCTTAAGTGCCTCTCGGCTTCGGCAAACTGCTCCTTATAATCTGGATTGCCGGTGATCTTGCCGGCTATGTAGATTTTCACTTGATCCTCCCCCTTCCAACTCTCCGGTAATTCCGGATAGTTCGCATCTTTTACAGACTGCGTCTTAGTTGCTCTAAAAGGATAATGGCTTGTCCAACAGCCCAATTAACCACGGTTTCAGCCTCATCGTCAGTTATGCCTTTATGCCTAGCATGCTTGTAGCTAGGGACAACGGTTTCGATCAACTCTAATCCCTCTATCACTTTTTTAATGTCAGACATGCCCTAATGCCTCCCCTCTGCGTTTAATTCTTGGACTGCGCACTACTGAATTTGAAATAAATTCATTTCCAACCCGCCCATCCTGCGCCGGATGATTTCGCAATACTCTGGGTTTATTTCTATACCAATGCTGTTTATCCCTAACTGCTCTGCTACCCACAAAGTAGTACCCGCACCCGCAAATGGGTCTAATACCGTACAAGATGTGGTTTCTTCTATTCCACATGAGCAGATCGGTTGCCATTTGTCGGTTGCCCTTGTCGTTGGCGCCCATCCGGTATTATCTGTTTTAGTTGGGCAATTATTGGGTACATGAGCTGGTTCACGTTTATTAATGTGCCCGGTTTTCTCAATCACCCGAATCCACGGGCTACCGCATTTCGGACAACAACCCTTTTCGCTTGTCCCTGCCTTAATACAAGTTTCCGGTATCTCAGGTGGGAATGTTGCAAAATGCGCTTCACTAAATGGTTTCGTTGTTATATTCCAGACGGTGCGCTTGTTGCGCTTGCTTGAAAATTCCCTTATCCCTTTAGTGGCAATCTGTTGTGGTTTACCATCTGGCATAATTAACCCGTCACGACCACTAAAAGTATATTTATAGCGGGCTGCGCTTCCTTGCGGATCAACTGAATTTTCCTTTATCGCTTCCGCATCATAGAAATACCTCTCGCTTTTACTCAGGAGAAATATATACTCATGCGCTTTGGTCGGTCTGTCTGTTACGCTTTCAGGCATCGGATTTCCTTTGGCCCATATAATGTCTGACCTCAGCCACCAACCATCAGCTCTAAGTGCAAAAGCTAACATCCATGGTATCCCTACTAAGTCCTTTGGCTTTAAACCATCAATTTTATTATTTAAAGCTACCACTTGCCCTGTTCTACCCTCTTTATACTTAGGGTCTCTATATCCACCCTTGTTCCCAGTTCCGCAATAGGTGTCCCCTATGTTTAACCACAAAGTACCATCGTCTCTGAGTACTCTTTTTACTTCTCTGAATACATGGACTAGCTTGTCTACATACTCCTCTGGTGTTTCCTCTTGACCTATTTGATCTTCTACTCCATAATCTCGTAAAGCCCAATAAGGTGGAGAAGTAACGCAACAATGAACTGATTCTGACTCGAGCTGTTTAAGTTTCTCAAGGGCATTGCCCTGGTATATTTGCCATGTCAAAATATTCCCTCCCCTCTAATGCGCATCATTAACAGACTGCGTCCTAAGCAGTTCCAGCATCCCCTATCTCCCGGAACACTGCCACCAGCAGCTTGGCCAGTCTATTTTCTTGGCTTGTCCTACTGCCTGCGGGCAAGGCTGACGCTAGTAGCTCCATTTTCTTCTCCAGCGCAGCTACTTTCTTGCGTTCCAGGTCCAGGTCTTCACGCAGCTCAGCAATCAGGTCTCGCAAGTCCACCGGTACATAGGGTATTGGTTCATCATCTCCCGGGCCAAAACCGTCATTTTTCGGTGGTAGTGTTACTTCTTTTGTCTCCTCTGGTGTTATACTGGTTTCAGCAGGCTCCACTGCTTCCTGTACCGGCTCCTGGTTCGCGGCCGCCGCCGGTTCGGGGCTCGGAGCCTGCCTTTCTGCTTTCCGTCTTTCCCGATCAATCTTACAGCGCAGGGCAGGTGCATCTATTCCTAGTTTCTCTGCCACTTTCGCGGTACTTAGCCCCTGGGCCAAAAGTTCTTGAGCCTGTGGCCATAATGCCTTCCAGTAATATCTAGCCATTTTCGCCTTATCCTCCTTTTTCTTCTGGAATCCCTTCTCCCAATCAGTTTTTGATCGATGCCACCCCTCCGGGAAGGCCTCCATGGTACCGATCAGCACCTCCTTACCGTCCACCAACTTGTACCGGTAGACCGTGTTATCAACGAACCCCTCCGGCGGCTCCGGGTCGGGCGGCGGCGCGTGCTCCTTATGATTGTCTGCTCCGGGTTCCAGGCAGACTACGTGAAAACCAGGCTTCATGACGTCACCTCCTCGATCTTGATATAGATCCCGGGTATCTTAGCCCAAAACTTCTCTGTAATCTCACTGGCCACCAGCGCGTCATCAGTCCAATATCCCAGGTCGGTCATCACGTCCTTGAGTAATTTCTGTAGGTTATCAGTGTCAGGCTTAGTAGTTTTGTACTCACCGTCCTGGTGCTTGCCGGTAATCGGGAAACACCATTTAGTAACCAGCCTGACTCCACAGGTATACTTTTCCTTTGGCACGTACCGCGCCAGGTGCGCTGTTAATTTTGATCGTACTGCTTTGAGTTCTGTTGGATCATAAAAAACAGGCTTACCGCTTCGTCATGTGACTTGATGTTCCTGGGCTGTAACAGTAGGTGGTATCGTCGGCATGAAAAATTCAGTCCGCATTATAATCAACTCCCTGCCAAGTACCTCGTTCAGGATTATAGACAATAAGTTTTTCCCGCCTTTTATCGTGACCATTAACTAAATCAACAAGATAATTTAAAACTCCTGGTTGTTCGATAAGCCACTGAACAACTTCGCTTTTCTTAATATCAAACGGTTCACCTTTAAAACTGTGTCTTAGTTCTGGCATCTTTCTCACGCATTCCAGATTAGAACTAGTTTTAACCCAAGCCTTATTACCAGATGAATTTAACTCCCCTTTACCCATTTTTACCTCCTGTAAAATTTGCCCATATTTGCCTATCGATTTTAAATCAAACCTTTAGTCACGGATCAGGGGAAGGAGTCGTCGTGCTTGCTTACGCACGACTACTTTCCCCCGTGACCTGCGGAAGCAGGGAAAGAAATTTCCATACCCTTTAGGGTATGTTTTTTTCTTCCCGATTTTCCCTCGGAAGAAAATAACGCAAAACAAGTTTTTTTCTTCCCAATTTTCCCGATTTTGTTCCAGTTATTTACAGTAGGGAAAATAACATAAATCATGTTTTTTTCTTCCCGATTTCTGAACAGGGAAAAAGGGAAATTAACGTTATTTTCCCGATTTTCTCTCAGGGAAAAAAGGGAAATTTTATGTTTTTTTCTGTATTACTTTTCCGTTTTCAATATCAAATCCTCCATGTTCTTCTATCCTGTTTCTTACAGTCTTTTCAGTTACGCCCATGTATTCAGCCATGTTTTTTAAGGTAACTTCCCCGTCAAAAGTGCATCCTTCGAAGGCATTTTCTAGTGCAATCTTCCTGTCCTTTGCCTTTTTCTCTTTCGGTTTCCGCTTTTCCATGGCCCGCTGCCAGGGCGCCTTATCTCCCTCAGCCTCCTGGTCTTTTAGCAATCCGGCAGTATCCACCTGATGAGTCGGGTACGCAAACCAAAGATCAATCGGCTTAAACTTCGGAAATTCTCTTAAGGTGCCGTCGATCCGCCATGCTGACCGCTGCTGAATCCACTGCCTGGCCGCGTAAACGTCCTTAAGCATTTCCTGGTACCTATCCTGGCCTAGCAGCTTATCACAAACCGAGAGCATCTGTTTTTCACTACATCTATCGTCCTGGCTGACTTCCTCAGTCCAGTCCTTGACGTGCTTCTCCAGCCATGCCTCACAGACCGCACAGACCGCCTTATTCTCCTCTTGTTTGAGCAGGTCGGCAGTCAGGTCCAGCTCGATCAAGTCAAGTAATACGTCCGGATCCCGGGCAAACACTCCAGAGCCACTGGCCCTATCCATGGATCTCTTTTGCCCTTGCTGGCCTTTTGAGTGATGGTGGCAGTAGACCACAGCTGCCCCCAGGTCGTGACATATCAGGTCAAACTGATTACAAAAGTGGGCCATCTGATCAGCTGAGTTTTCGTCACCGGTGATGACTTTGTATATGGGATCTATAATGATGGCGATATAATTCTTCTTAGCGGCCCGCCTGATTAACTTGGGGGCCAGGCGATCCATGGGGACGGATTTCCCTCTGAGGTTCCATATATCGATGTTGGACAGGTTGTCCGGGAACCACCCCAGGGCATTATAGACGTCCTTAAAACGATGCAAGCAGCTGGCCCGGTCAAGCTCCAGATTGACATACATAACCTTGCCCTGGGCACAGGCCCATCCCAGCCATTCTTTTCCCTCAGCGATGGCACAGCAGAGCTCGATGAGTGCAAATGACTTACCGGCTTTGGATGGCCCTGCCAGCAGCATTTTGTGGCCTTGTCTAAGCACTCCCTCAATAAGTGGTGGTGCCAGGTCGGGCAGGTTGTCCCAAGCGTCAGCCATGCTTTCCGGTTCCGGCAGGTCGTCATTAACTGCCTCTATCCAGTCCTGCCAGTCTTTCCACGACTCTTTGCCTATATTGGTGTCCACCAGGAACTGTTTCTTTCCGTTACGCATCACCCCGGGCATCCGGCTTAAACGTGACGGGTTCCGGTTCTGGCTGTCTACCTTGAGGCCGTTCTTTTTGCAGACGTTATAGAGATAATCAACTCGCTTGCGGTATTCTTCATAGTTTCCGGCCTCGATCTTCACGATGGCATGGAGGCTCTTCTTACCGCTATGCACCAGGCAGGCCACCGGCAGCTCAAGTTCCCTGATGATGGCGTGTTGTTGATCTATGGCCATATCGTCCGATTCTACCAGCGCATACCGGTAGTCAGTCACGTTCTCATTCTTCACGCCCTGACCATCCAGAGGATTAAACCGTATCCAGGCCCCCACCTCGGGCTTGTAATCGCCTAATACTGACCCTATGTCGCCCTTACAGTTATTCAGCTGCTGGATCAGCTCGCCAGCCGTCCGGTCCCAGCAACCTTTAGTTGGTAGATATCGACCGTCCTTCTCCCAGCTTTCCGTGACATAGCCGACATTCTCGGATGCTTCAAATAGTGTTTCAAGGTACTTAACTAGGTGTTCAACTGGGTTCCAGATATCGGGTTCTATTACTTCCTGGCCCTCCACCCAGTTCTTATCTACCACCACCAGGTCGTCCTTGCCCCCAATGATGGCATCCCACTCTAGCTCATGCCCTGGGCCGGAGTCTCTACGTTCCGGCACCCAGCCCTGGTCCTTCGCCAATGCCACCAGGGTACCAGCAGTCACCGGGTTAGAGGAGCCTTTAAAGCTCCCCCACTTCCGGAAACATTCCCCTGGGTGGTACCGGCCGGCGTCACGCTTAGACCAGTTATCCCAGTCAGCTGCTGTGTATCCCGCGTCTTTAAGTGCCATTCCCACGTTTACCCAGTCCTGGTAGTCCAGCCGGGAGGGGTCTATATGTTCGAGTAGTTCAAGTTCTGTCATCAAGCGGCCCTCCTATCTCCCCACAAACTCTGTAAACTCGATTTCTACAGGCTTATATTCAGCTGGATTTATATCCCTCGGCACTCTCCAGCCATTGCCGGCAATCCGATCTATCAGTTTTTTAGCTGTGTCAAACTGCCAGGTCCCCACGTGCTGGAACCCACGCGACTCCAGGAACCTGATCTGTTTCGGCGTCGTAAGGCCCTCCATCCGTCTCATAGCAAGCCGATCAAGCAGTTTACTCGCCTTCCCTGCACTCTCTATCTGGTCGGGGAATATACCTAGCTTCTCCAGGGTCTTAATTTGCTTGTCAGATGGCGGTCCCATTTCCCAGCCAAAGGCGGGCACGTATCCGGCCAGGTCCTCAGCCTGGATTGACATTTCAAACTGCAGCGGGTCTACTAACTTGCGCTTGCGGTGCCGCATTTCCTGGAGCTGTTTGGCCAGGGCTTCCTCTCTGGCTTGTACTGCATCACTGGCAGCCTGTACCTCAGCTTCCTCAATGTCTATTAGCTGACCATCTTCCATGTTTTTGGTCATGATCTCAGCCACTTCCGGAGACTCACAAATCAGGTGGGCAGGGTGGCACAGCTCGTGACGCTCAGTGTGCCAGAGAAAATCTAGTAACAGCAGGTGGTCTTTGCCATCATATAGACGAGTTCCCCGACCCACCATCTGACAATAAAGGCTCCTAATCTTGGTCGGTCTCAGGACTACGATGCAGTCCACACTGGGGCAGTCCCAGCCCTCGGTCAATAACATGGAGTTACAAAGCACGTCATACCGGCCAGCATCAAAATCAGCCAACACTTGAGCCCGATCCCCGCTCTCCCCGTTGACCTCGGCAGCCCTAAAACCTTTAGACTCCAGGATATCCCGGAACTTCTGTGATGTTTTTATAAGCGGTAGGAATACTACTGTTTTCCTATCCATACAATACTTAGCCATTTCGTCAGCTATCTGGTACAGGTACGGGTCCAGGGCAGTCCCCAGGTCGCTACTCTTAAAGTCCCCGGCCTGCATCCCCACCCCGGCCAGGTCTAGTTTGAGAGGTATGGTCTGGGCTTTAATTTTACATAGGTACCCGTCCCGGATGGCCTTCGGCAAGGTGTACTCATACGCCAGGGATTCAAAATACTGTCCCAGGTTGCGCATATCGCCCCGGTCGGGCGTGGCGGTTACTCCTAGCACCTTGGCCTGGTCAAAATGGCTTAAAACTCGCTGGTAGCTGTCAGCTAGACAGTGATGGGCTTCATCCACGATGATCGTGCTAAAATAATCAGGGCTGAACTGAGCCAGCCGCTTCTCCCGCATGAGAGTCTGGACTGATCCGATCACTACCCTAAACCAGCTATTGAGACAGCTTTCCTCGGCCTTCTCGACTGCACAGCCCAGCCCGGTAGCCTGGGCCATCTTGTCAGCGGCTTGGTCAAGCAGTTCGCCCCGGTGAGCGAGTATCAAAACCCGCTCACCATCCTTGACGCAATCCTCAGTCAGCTTACTAAAGACGATGGTCTTACCCGTGCCGGTGGGCAACACCAGCAGGGTTTTTTTATTACCCTTGCCCCATTCGGCCTGAATGGCTTCCTTGGCCTTGATCTGATATGGTCTAAGTTCCATAGGCTAAAACGTCCCCGGCGTGAACATGGCTTGCTGGGCGTCTGGTTCATAAAACTTCTTGATCTCGTTGAAAGTCATTTCCTTGCCTTCGTCGTTCTTCCACTTACGGATCCCGACCTTGCAGCGGCCCTTGGAACCAGGAACAGCGGGCCAGTTCATCTTAAATGGCTCGCCTTTTTTCCGGAGGCCGATAGCAGTGAAAAAGGCACAAACCATTCCTTCAGTCTTACTGTGTAAGAAAAGGTTGTGCTTGATAATAGTGGTGCCTTCTTTACCTTCCACCTTTACATGGACTATCGCCTTGTGGCATGGAGGTAGTTTTTCAGACCCATTATGGCGGCCCCGTTCAAAATCGATAATTTCAAAATCATAATCACCTTCGGGAAGGATTACAAAATCCGGGCTATCATGCTCGATAGTATCCTCCCATCCTAATGCCCGACCATCATCATTAGGGTTGTATTCCGTTCCTAAATCGCTCCACTGATCTGCCATGTTATAAATCCTCCTTTTTATTAAAATGGAATTTCGCTGTCATATCGGAACCCTTTAATAATCTTAAAAACTTGCTCCCAGGCCCCAACCAAAACACCGTCAATGAATCTCGGGTCATAATTTTGTATAGGTGTATCAGCTGGATAATATCCCCGGCTGGCTACTGCCTGTTGGATCTCGGCAACCGTCACATTATTGGCCTTCATTAAGTCGGCCAGGTTTTTAGGCACATTGGCCATTTCGTCTACTACGGGCACATCCCATGGCGCCGGATCTTCGGTCGAGTCTATAAACTGGATCTCCTGCACTGGTGCCGGCTCGGTCTGCTGTTGTGCCGGTTGTGGCTTTGTAGTTCCTCGGGTAATGATCAGCGGCCCGATCTCGTCATAGTCCAGCGGTATCTCCGACAGTAAATCATGCCGGTTCTTGGCGTCCCAGCAGGGGTGATGGGTAGTATAGATCACCCGTTTACCGCCTCGGGCCTTATTAGTGCCTTTGTCGACTCCCTGACCGTCCACGTTCACTACATAAGTCTTATAGTTCGCAAACAACACCATATCGGCCCATTCCTTGACCATAGGGGCAGTCTTTTTCTGTAACTTCAATTCCCAGCGGTCGTAAGCTCCTAGTTCGTCCGGCTGCTCAAACTTCCTCATCTGGGCATGGGCTACCAGGACAATGTTGATTCCCAGCTCGATCAAGTCCTCCAGCAGGTTCAGCAACCGGCCAAACTCCTCAGCCAGGTAGACGTATCCCTTGCCGTACCCAAAGTCCTCGATGCCCTTCTTCTGAGCCTTGGCGCATATATCGGCCATGCAAAGCTGCTCGGCCCAGTCCACGGTATCGATTATGAGAGTGTCACACGCCGTAGGATTAGCCTTAAAATATTTGACTTGTTCAACCAGCATTGTCCAGCTGGTAGGCTTAGGCAGCCGGGCCACATCCATATGCTTAGTGCTGCCCTCAGTATCGATAAAAACCGCATTAGGAAACTTAGCTGCAAAGGATGATTTACCAATGCCCTCCGGGCCATAGATAACTATTTTTTGAGCTCCTACAATTACGCCTCTGCTTATCTGCACCTAGAATTCACCTGCCTTCCATGACGGGGCTTCTTCAGCTGGCTTATCCGCACCCACTACATAACCATCTTCAATAATGATTTCGCACTCTGGTCCGGTGCTGACTCGGGTAGCGATCGCTTGGAGTCCTTCTTGCTCAAGCCATGTTCCAAACTCCGTCAGAGTGTCCAGGTCCATCTGTTCTAACTTATCCATGAGGACGAACCCGCACTTCGGGTTGAGCTTCCTGACGATAGCTACGGCAACCTTTAGCTGATCACTGCCGCTCATGTTGTCCCATTTAAAACCGTTATAGGTTAGCTCTCCATCTATAACAGAGAGACCCGGCAGGGGCAGGTCGGCACCATTGAGTAGGTCAATTTTAGCCTGTCTGACTTCATTCAGTTTAGTGGTCAAAGCGTTGTACTGATTGACATATTCCTGAGCGTCCATTTCGGCCTTATCCTTGTCCATGTTGGCCCGGACTTTGCGATTGATTTCCTCGATGTTGGCAATGTTGGCTTCAAGCTCAGCAGTGGATTCATCGTGGAGTTGTTCAACTGTTTTTCGTGCTATGGCTATGTCGGCATCCAGCTGATCACGCTGTGCCTTTAAGGAAATTAACCGCTTTTCCAAATCAGCAATTTGTTTTTGCACTTCGTTGTAATTGAATTCAAGGGTACGCAGGTTTTCGCGTTTTCGCTGGTTCTCGCCGTTGCGGGCTAGAATGTCCTGCTGTTGTTTGATCAGGTCAGATGCAGATATAAGTTCTTTGGGTGCATCAGGGTAATAAGGCTGCTCAGCTGCAAACTTCTTTTTTTGGTCAGCTATTTGACCAATAGCATGCCGCTGATTGTAGATGTCCTTTTCCTGTTGTTCCAACTCGAATAGCTTGTCCCCCACACCGATAATCTGCAACAATGTCTGAGCCTTTTCCTTGTTGCTGGCTTGCATAAATTTGGGCAGATCCAGCGCCAGCTGTTCTACAAACTCATTTAGTAACTGCTGGCCGCCCTTCTGACCATTAGGGTCAATAACCTTAAGGTCGCTGTTCTTTCCCTTACGCTCGACCACCAGTCCGTTACTCATAACGATATGCAGGTTAGGCGGGATCGCAGATCCCTCCCGTTGCGGTTCTGACGGTCGGTATCGCTCGCCGCCCAGGGCCCAGCAGATAGCATCTAGCACACTGGTTTTGCCCTGGTTGTTCTTTCCGCCCACTATAGTCAGCCCATTGGCCGTAGGTTCGATCTTAACGGCCTTTACGCGCTTTACATTTTCGATTTCCAGTTTGTTGATTTTGATGCTCATAGGTCCTCCTTTACTGGTCGTAATTCACTCATCTTCAAAGTTTTACATGCCATCTCCGCCAGCGGCCGGGGCCGTCCCCGGTATGTCGCCCCAATGGGGAACGTCACCCGGGCCCATCCATCGGTGTAGATCTCTAATATCTCTCCTAAGGAGTACCCGCCCCCAGTGCGGGGTACCATCACTTTGTCGCCTGGCTTCATGGGTTGCCCTCCTCTCCTTCGTTTAATCCTTGGAATGTGCAGTTAGAGATATTTGTAATGTTTATAAATTTGCTTCACATTTCGCTACATCACTTTGAAGCTTCACTACTTGTAAGGCGAGTGGCTGTAGCTCATGCTCTAGCCTGTGCCAACGGTTCCCAATAAAACGCACATACTCTGAAAACGTGACCTCCTCGCCGTTAATTGTGCGACGGTCGCTTGTCTGCCAGACTCTATGCGGTCTGCTCAGTCCAAGATTAGTAGCTCTTACACAGACGGCAGTATAATCACGGTATTCTTTGCCTGTGCGTTCATGGATTATTTTTCTGATTTCCTCGTAGGTTTTCCCGATATTTTCAGATATAATTTCATCGACTTGTTCTAAAAAAGCGGCATGGTTCCGTTTAATGCCGAAGCGTACGCAATGATCTTGAATTTGCTTTACCGTAAAATCTGTTCCAAAGCGATTATTAAATATAACTGTCGCTTGTTTGTACGAAAATTTAAGTAATATTTCTTTAATAGCAGTATTCATTTCATCCGTCCACGGTCTAAACCCAGTTACAATCTTTAGCTTTCTGTTAGCATGGGTTTTTATAGCTGAATAAGATAGTTTTGTTCTGAAACGCTCATTAAACTTGCGAACACAGTCACTGACATCGGTATAATTCTGCCGTATAAACTCGTTTTGTTCTTCTGTGTACTTATGACCGTTAGCCATTAAATCAGTTCCTCAATTCTTGATTTCAACTCGGGCCGTGTTGCTTTCATTTTGTCAAACCGTATAATTATATCTGCGTTATTGATAACCTGCTTAGCCAATAATGCTACGGTCTGCGACCTCTTTATAGTATTCGCATCTGCGCCAGATTGACGAACCTTGTTTATTTCCTCTCCAAGAATGCTTTGCAATTCAGTTAGTTTCATTTTCATTCTCCTTCCTTTTTTTGGGATACTGGGCATTTAATTATTTTGGAAACACATATCGCTCCTTTGCATTATCAACACACTGCGCCGCTACTCAATCACCCTCACTTCCACCTGTCTCCTCCCAAATTCCCAACATTCTGATTCAGTGGGAAAATACAGATCGATTATGTTCCCCTTGACCAGACCGCCGGTGTCCTCGGCTACCGCCTCGCCATATCCTTCAACATAAAGCCGGCTGCCCAGTGGAATTGTTTTCGGGTCTACCGCCACCGTGCCGACTGCGGGCCAAGTGCCTGATGCAGTCCGCTGTCCTGTCCATGTATAGGCCGTAGCTTCCATCATCATGACCCGCTCGGCGCCCCGGGAGACTTCCTCATCTATAAGTCGTGCCGCCTCGCGCTCCGCCTCCAGCTGCTCTATCTCCTCAGCAGTCAATCCGTCGTATGCGCCGGGTACCGGCTCGTAGGGGTCAACGGATATACCGTCGCATACCAGCGCTAGACCCAAAAGCAGGGCCACAATAAAGATTAGTACCCGCATAGCCACCTCGCCAGATTGTAGATTAGTACCAGCGCCCCTACTGCAATAGCTGCTGCTGTGATAGCCTGTCCTACCAGATCTACTTTTCGGTTGAGTTTCTGCATTTCACGGACTTCGGGAGTGGTCACATCTATGTAGGTTTTAGGCTCGTTCTGTTCGATCCGCCGGGTTCTGGCTGCTGGGTTCGCCGGCTGAACCCTGGAATAATAGCTATTTACCCCTGATGCTCGTCTGACCATGCTTGTCCTTCCTTTCCGGTTCCGCCCAGGCTACCAATCGGCCCGGGCTGATGTCGTCGTCCCAACGGTACCCATATCCGCGGCGTTTCCGGGCTCGAGACCGCATCTGCTGCTTCCAGGCGCGGTGGCGTTTCTTGGTTCTGCCCATCTGATCAAGCCCCCTAATCCACGGCATTCAGCAGCATCGCCTTGAATATCGATATCCCTTGCGCTACTTGCCGGAGAACTGGCTCGTTAATAGGATCTTCTGCCGCGGTAGCCAACAGCGCCTTATCTAACTGATCAAAAGCGGCCCCTATGTTGTCCCAGGGATCGATCGGAGTGTCTGCGGGATGGTACTGAGGGTGCGCCTCTTTAGCAGCCTTGACTTTGGGGATGGTGACCCCCAGCCGGCTGCGAGCAGCATGGATGTCTTTGATGTCGCAATTGAATATCTTGGCTAGTTCGGCATTGGTCTTTTCTTTGAAGCAGAGTCTGCACAGTTTTTCTTCCTGTTCTTTAGTCCATTTCATGGGCTTTCTCTCCTCTCTGGTGGGGCGTTGCGGTGCCCCGGTAGACGTGATATACTGTAGGTACAATCATTTCTTAGTCCGCTTTTTGCGGGCTTTTTTTTACCTACCCTCAATGGCGTCACCTCCTCCCAGCAGTCGATCTTCCTTCAGCAACTTTCCAACCATCCATCTGACTAGAACTTGCATATCCACTTTTACGCCTCCTCACTATTGTGATTTTTCCAGGCAAAAAAAAGACGTTCCATTGTCAATTCCTCAGGGTCCTCCCCCAGCTTGATAAAAAACGCCCTGATTTTCAGCATATCGCTCATGCTAAAATCTACTTCATTATTAAGTTTTTTCCCGTAAGTGATATATGTAGTTCCTGTTACTTTTCCCATGTCTAGCTGGGTTTTCCCGTATTTCGCCATTAGCGCCCGTAATTCGGGGAATGTCGGTGCAGCTTGTCCTGTATTTCTCAAAATTTTCCCTCCTTTCAACAATCACTATAGTGAGTTTATCACAATTGTGATTTTGCCGTCAATATTTGTTTTAATATTTTGCTAATAAATTTTATCACTATAGTGTAAAATGAAATCGAAAAGGGGCTGATAACAATGACAGAGAACTTGAAGCTATTTGCTACCCGCCTAAAAAACTTGAGAATTGAAAAAGGATACACGCAGGAAAAACTAGCAGCATTAATTGACTGCCCGCCCAGCTTGATCTCTTATTATGAAACAATGCAAAGAGAACCAGGGTTCAGTAATATTTTGGCCCTGTGCGAAGTGTTTGGGGCTACCAATCTTATCCCGAATTTAATTACTTCTATATACCGCCGGGCAGCGCCCCGGTTATTTTTTTGATTCTTTTCATTTTTGGTATTGCCTTTTATTATGTTTAGGTATATACTTATATTAAAGAAAGGGGTTGACGCTAAATGACAACTAAGGAAAAATGGGAGTTAAGAGCAAAGAGATTGGAACTAAGCATGGAGGCAATCTGCATCACAGCAGACCCAGACTATGAGGCCAAAGCAGCCGCGATCGATGCGGAGATAGCCAGGATTACGGAGATTTTAGAAGGAGGTAGATAGGGATGAAGAAGGAAGTAGGCCGCCCGGCCATGTCAGCTGATGAAAAGAGAAAGCCCCGCAGTGTCAAAATGTCAGATGCTGAGTGGGAGGAGATACAAAAGCGGGCCGCAAAGTTAGGGATTACAGCAAGTGAATATATCCGGCTTAGAACATTAGTAGCCGGGGACTAAGCCCCGGCTAACTCTTATTTCCCGACAGCCCACTCTTCTCCGAATTGATCCTTGAATGCCCGGAGAGCCGCCTCGATCAATCCCTGGATCTCATCAGAAGTAATATTTATACCTCGGTCTATAGCCTGAGTAGCTAACCACCTGGCTGCCTCTTGGTACTTTTCTTCGCCTTTCAAGTCACGATAAGCCTGTTCTACGAACTGCACAGCTAAGACGGACAATTCCTGCTTGGTCTCTAGTTCCTGCTTGATTCTCTGCAAGCGTTCTGCCCCGATTTTTCTCCGCAACCATTCAGCCAACATGACAGCCAAAACAGGCAGTAAAATAGAAAGTATATCATAGGCTAGGGTCACGATTCTATCATCCATAGCCAGTCCTCCCTCCCTATTTCGTTATAATGACCGTCTTAGTCTTCTCATCCCAACCTACTTTATAACCAAGAGCTTCGGCTAAGGCGCGAACTGGCGCATAACTGCGGTTGTCTTTGAGTATATAGCCGGTTAATACCTGCCCGTTTACCTTGATTTTGGCTTCTGTCGCCATCTCGTCATCCTCCAATCTCTCCCGTAATTCTTCCCAGGGGAAGTTCTTCCCAGGACACGCGGTAGCCATCACATCCTTATGTCCGATCACCTGTAATTTGCCGTACTTAGGTTCTAGGTATTGGGTTATCAGCCATACCAGGCTATCCAGCTGGGCTTCTGTGGGTTTGTCATACTCAAAATTCCCGGTCAGGACTACCCCGATGCTGTCACCATTCCCAGCCGGCCCACTGTGAGAGCCTATTGCCCCCTCTGGCCTGCCTCTCTCGATCGCCCCTCCAGCCCGGATTACAAAATGGTACCCTATACCAGACCACTTCTGACCTAGGTGCCAACCATGTATCGTACTGGCCGGGACATCAGGGCTGGCTGAATGATGTATGATGACACGCTTAGTACTCTTGCGCCTAGTCAGTGAGCCGTTAAATCGGAAGTTAGTTTCTACTATCTGCATTGGTTTCACCTCCCCAGCAACGCCAAAATAAAATCGGTCCCCGCATATCCCAGGGCAATGATAGCAACAAGCAATACGCTGCTGATTTCCGCCCCTAGGAGAGCAATAGCAACTATGGTTCCTACCGCACAGCTCACCATTAAGCTGATAGCCACCTGTAACCAAGTCGGCTCCCCGACGGTAAGTAAATGCAGCACTCCGCCAACCATGCCCAGGAAGGCCCCCAGCAGTATGAATATCATGGCTTCCACTGGCCTTCACCGCCTCCCTGGGTTATCTTTGTTTTTGTAATACCCGACAAAGCCCACAGCTCAACTGTGGTAAACCCAAACCAGCACCCAATAAGGGTAGATGGTTCACTGCCCGTCCTTAAGAATAGATATAAAACAGCCCCGGTAAAAGCCACATTCAGCGCAATTACCAGGGCCACGATCCACTTGGAATATCTCACATCCTCACCTCATCGTGATCGACAGGATGAAAGAGATTATCCCGATGCCGCCGACTACATAACCCCACATATCTTTACTACCCTTCCCTTGCCCGCTGATCTCCGCCAGCATCTGCTCACATGAGTTGATCCTTCTGCGGAGGCCATTATACTCGCGGATGAGCCGGGTCGTCTCCGCCAGCTCGATCTTAAGTTCCTGTATCATCTCAAACAGCGCCTTGTTGGAGTACCACTCCTTCTCTTTCCTTTCCTGCTCTGTCATCCCGTCACGTCCTTCCCCAATAAAAATAGCTGCCCTATTCGAGCGGCTGCTCTGATTCATCCGGCAAACTAGCTAGTTCTGTTTCCAGTTCTGTTTTTCTCGTCTCCAACATGTCCCGCCTGTCCATGTGCCTCGTCTTTTGTGCTACCAACCCGGTAATATTCCTGTCGCTATTCTCAATCTGCCGGGTTAAAATCTCAATCTGCCCATCCAGTTTCTTAATTTCCTGCTCCAAAAACTCCCTATCCATCAATCCAACACCTCCATAAATCTAATCAAAGCGTAGTCCTTCCGAGTAGCCGACAATGACCAAGTAAACTCTGCACCCGTCGAGGTGCCACCTTTACGCTCTTTGATAATAAAATAACCATCACCAATTTCTGATACATATAAGTCAACATCAGCGTAAGGCGTAAGCTGAATATACCACCTACTATCCGGCGTATGCGGTTCAATGCACTCCATGAAGATAGGGTCAATATCAATTCTGCATTCACCGTTTACCAGCGTACCCATACCTTCGTCGATGTATCGCACCTCGGGTGATTCCCTAGCGGAAATGCCTAATTTGCCGTATATGGTATCTTCAATGCAATTCTTCACGCCACCAGTAACATTAATGCCATACATACAATCAACACCGGTTTGCCCGACAATAAAAATTTTTCCGCTAACGTTCGTAAGCGCTAAATCCCTGTCGTTGGCTCCGCCAAGACGCCCACAATCTAAACCTTCCGCATTAAAAATATCTATTAGTCCATGTTCTGCGGTTGTGTCTATTCTTAGGAGTTGCTTCCCGTCCTTCACTACTTGTAAGATGCTCGGGGGTATCAGTTGTATATAGGTAGTCGCATCCTCTGCGCCGGAACGAATAATTGATGAATATATTTCCCCATCAATAATCTTAATGCCGTACTTCCTAATCTGGTCTTTAATCCAACTACCGACTAGCACCCTCAAAGCATCACTAGAGTCATAGACTTTCAGCCCATCCGTCTCTGCCCTCATATACCCCGGCCACTGCTTCATGTCCTCGCTCGTGTAGAACGGCACTCCCGTCTTATGCCAAGCCGTGCGAATATTGACATCTCTGTATACCTTATCAATTCTGAGTTCGTCTACAAGTGTATTAATGGCATTAGCCCCGTTGCGGTCGGTTCCGATAAAGACATAGCTACCTAGGCTTGCGGGTAACCCCGGATTCTCAATGTAGCAGGCTTCGGTGTCGTTCACTACTAGAGATAATCGCTCGGGCTTCCAAGCCAGCGATATACTGTCCCAAGCGGTTAGGGTTGACTTGTTGGGGCCGTAGGCGGTAGTTGCTTGCTTCTCCCAAATCGTAAACGTCAGACTATGCAGTTTCGGGGTTACGCTTGTATCAGTCGTGCTAAGCGTTTCCTTTATTTTCAGCCTTGCGTTGCTTAAATCGGTTGCCGAGGTTATCCCCGGAATACTATTTCCGCTTGTCGCTTCCTGATATGCCCCGTAGGTACTGCCTCCGTCTGTGCTAAGTGCAGTTTCGACCTTAACGGCGGTTCCTGTCGGCGTAGTTTTTGACCATTCAATTTTAGTACCGCCAGTAGGATTTGCACCGGACAGGTCAACGATTTTTTCACGAGTTCCGAGGTTGTTGTATGGAGTATTTACCCACGTTGCGCCGTTAATAGTTCCATTGTTACCATTTGCCGTGCTGTCATAAGCTGTAGTTCCCGTACCTTCGTTAAACTTCCAATAACCGACCAATCCTGTTTCATTACCTACAAGTTCCTTGTTCATATTGTCTTGGATTTGTTGCTGAGTTCGTGCTACATTCCAGATGCGAACATCATCGATGATGCCGTCAAAGTAACCCTTATTTCGATTATCTTTTCCTATAAATGTTTTTCCTGTTACCAATAGGCGTGGCGCATCCGTAAGAGTGCCTGATGCTACAGTGCTACCATTTTTATATACGGCGTATTTATTATTAGAAGTATCAAAAACAGATGCAAGATGTATTTTTGTGTTTTTTTCTATTTCGCAAATATCGGCAACCCAAAAATTTTTACTTGCGGTGCTTATGCCAGCGGTTAGTTTACCGCTAACTCCTACTCGTAACGCATACTGATTCGAGCCTGCCCCCAAATTATTGGAAATAATCACACGTTCTTTGCTGTAATCATTTATTTTTATCTTAGTTTCAATAGTCATTTGACTTGTAGTATTTAGATTGCTACCACAATCCACATAATCATCTACCCCATCAAAACTAAGAGCTTTACCCATCGTCTGCTTAAGCTCCAAATCCCCCGCACTCGTAGCCACTACATCGGTTAGAGTGCCAGACTGAAAATCGGCTTGAGAAGTCTCAGTATAGCTTCTCGACACCTTATCTGAATCAGTAATATACAATTTTCCATCATTAGCTATTCCTGCTTTTATGCCTTGTGAATTATCGGACTTCGGTAAATCCACCAACACCGAACCATTACCCGATTCTGCAAGGTTTTTAGCTCTAAAATTAATTGTGCTCTGATTCGGAGACAGCCCCGTTGTTGGGGCTTTGAGTACGCCGAGACGAGTTGAATATATTTGCCATTCCGAAAGTTCATAATAAGCACCTGACACAACCGCACTAACAGTCATGCGAACATATCGTCCTTTTATCGCTGTAAAAGCGTGCTCTACCCAAGTGCTATAAGTGGCATTTCCTGTTTTCGCGATAACTACAACTTCTTCGCCTGCAAATGCTCCTGTTTTCGAAATAGCAATAGTATAATCTTTGGGTAAATTTGCTGTGTTTCTATTGTTTATCCATCTAACTTTGTTGATACTGAACACGCCACCTAAGTCTATTTGATGCCATTGCGGGAATGCTGCCCCACTTGCACTAGCAAAAGCCGTACCTGCTCCGAAAACAATACTACCGTCTACCAAGTTATCAGGGCTGTAGGCAGAGCTATACATACTTGATGCTGACATACCGCTTTCTTTGCCTGTTGACACATCACCGTCAAAAGGAGTGGTCACTTCAACCGCTTGCCCAAAACAACCCGCATCAAAATTAGCATCCCCTATAGCCGCCACGCCCTTGTGACTGTTCAAGCTCCCATCAAAGTGCCAAAGGCCCAAGCAGTCAGAGTCTACGCCCATAGTTGCGGAGGCTGAAGGGTCAATCAACGTAGGGTCGTAGCCGGGGGCGAAGGTGGTTTCGGGGCCAATCTGCACCAGCCCAGCGTCAATTATTCCTGCCGTGATAAGGTCAGCAGTAAAACCAGAGCCATCTCCAAAGGTGCGCCAGTTCCATCCACCGTTACCATCTTTTTGATTAGCTATAGCAAACATGCCCCCGCCAAGCTTCATAGCCTTCGTGGCCTGGTCATAGGTCGGGGCATCTAGAACCAGGATGCCGTCCTCTGCCGTTTGAAAGACATAGCTTTGGACGTTTTCTATCTCGTTCTGAAGGACTGATATTTTCCCGTCCAACCACTTGGTATTGAAAGGCCGGTTCGCCATGTCGTTGACTCGCCGGGCGGTATTGATAGTGGCCTCAACGATAGTCGGGGCAAAGCTCCCCAGAACTACTTTAGTATTCGCTGGGTCTAGGATATCACGCTCAATCTCAATCACCCGCGCTGACACAACCAACTCAGGTTCAAACTCCCGGTCAATGACCCGCACCAAGTCGCCCAGCCTGACCTTCTCGTGCTCGTACCCGGTGAGTTCCTCCAGGCTGACTACATCAAGGCGGTATGTCGCCCGAGGGACTTTGCGCCGGGCCAGTTCGTCCCTGGTCTTTTGCAGCAACACCGCCGGGTCGGTTTCTTCCTCATCCACAAACACACCAAATCTATGACGGCCCCCAGGTCGTCCCCACTGGGCCAGGGCATCACTGTCTCCGATCCACTCCTGGCCGGCCGGCTTATCTGCTGCTATTACATCCGCGAATGTCAGTCTGCGGCCGTAAGCGCCGGACTCTGTTTCCACTCCTTTCCCTCTGCCATAGAGAGCAGTCACGACCCCGGAGGAATCAACCTCGCGCTCAATGTTCAATATATCCTTGGAGTAGGCAAACTGCTTTCCGGTATCGGTACCGCGCATGGCTAGCAGGTCTACATACCGAGTGATTACTCCACCATTTATTACACAGCGCCAGTTAAGCTCGCCCTGCCACGCTTCAGCCACTTTCTGGACTGCTTCCAAAGCAGGTATGTAATAGGCTGAGGTGCTGGATGCGCCCAGGTCGTCAACGGTACCTACCTGCCAACGAGTATTTTCCAACATTCCAGCAAGGGCTGCAGTGGCCCCAGCGGATGGCCGCTTATCGGTCACGATATCATCCAGCAACTCGTAGAAAATATGCTCACAGTAAGCCGTTCTGGTCAGGCCGTCCCCGTGAACGTCCACAATCCGTTTGATCTCAAATACCTGCCAGTAGCTGTCTAAATCACGGAAGGCTACAAGGTTACCCTCGACCACATACTCGCTACCGGCTGGGACGGTGAACTCAAAGATGTTCTCGCCATTCAAAACCTCATAGTGGACAGCATTAAAAAAACTTCCCTTCGGCAGCGTTGTTATCAGTGTTTCCGTATTGTCAAAGATGTATAGCATTACAACCACCTCGGCGTATATTTCACACTAGCAGTACATTTGCCGGTCGGGGTGATGCTTAAAGTGCTTTCCCCCACCGGCAGATCAAAGAACCGGCTATTCTGCCAATCTAATTTATCCATGGCCCTTGTTCCGTTTATTAGTATCGCACCGGTACCAGTATCGATCTTGAGGATGTCGTTAACCTCAAAATCATGCACCACCCTGATGTATTCGGTACCCAGGGTGACTTTGAATTCACTGGCAATATCCGCGAATGTCGCCTCAATTATCGGTAGGGCTGAAAATGTCCCTGCGTTGGTCACGGTCGCGGAATCACTGATAAAGCTGGCAGTAACCTGCTCACCGTAGGCCAGCGGCTCACATATAAAGGATAGGCCGAATTGCCCCATCCTCCCAATATGGTCGAAGTCCACCGCTGATGCTAGTTTGGCTTTATATGTCTTTCCCGTTTCATCGTCGAAGCTAAGGCTGGCTCTATCTGTGGTGTTTAGCCAGGCGGCTATGTCCCTTGCCTTTGTTCGTATGTCAGCCAGGCTTGAACCAACAAAGGCGCAATCTAGCTCTATGCGCCGATCTGCCAACTCGCGGGGAAACAGAATGCTTCCGTTCCTGCCCGGGACTTGCACATAGCGGTCGTTGGGTTCGGGGAGGAGTTGGCGATTTTTTGACCGCATGACTATGCCGTGTACTGAACAGTGCGTGCCGTTGAATGTGAATCCGTTAGCTATCTCAATCCCCTCCCTCTAGCGTTAGTCTGTTGCAGGTTATAAAGTTCCCTGGCTACCAGTTTAATGTCTTGGTCGTTTCTGACGTACATATTCTGCACGGTTATCCCGCCAGCCATTGCTACTTGATTGCCACCCATAGCTTCTCGGAGGGAGTCTACTATCATCCCAGGTAACTTATCTAAGGGAATTACTGCCTCTGGTACGTCTCCTATACCAGCTATCGTGGGCTGCTTAAATATGCCGCCTGTCTTGTACCAGTTGATGTCGAAGTCGGGATACGGGATTCTGATGTCCCCGACTGATTTATATTTAGTAGATACCGATATGTGTGGCAACTTAGGCTTTGGTATCGTAATTTTCAGATTAGCAAAGGCATTTCTGATTGCATCGATGACGCCTAATACCGTCTGTTTTGCGGATTCTATTGGTCTAGTAATAGCAGTCTTGATATTTTCCCAAACCTCGCTGGTTCTTGCCTTAATAGAGTCCCAGTTCTCGGCTATTTTCCTACCCAGCAACACGGCCCATCCTGCAGGGCCTACGGCTATCAATAGGATTTCGTCTCCCCATTTTTTGAAGAAATCTTTGATGTTGTTCCAGGTATTGACCAGCCACGTTTTCACGTCCTCAAAAATGCGCTTCACATTATCCGAAAATTCCTTGAGCAACGCTTTTGACTTCTCCCCGTTCTCCTTCCACTGGTTGTATATCCATACGATCGCCGCTCCCAATGCCGCTATGCCAGCTATTACCGCCACAACCGGCAAGGATATTGCTCCTATGGCTATAGACAATGTGCCAAGAAGTATCAACAATGGGCCGATAGCGGCGGCAAGTCCCGCAATCACAACTATGGCCTTTTTCGTCTCCGGGCTTAGGTCGCCGAATTTCTTCACAAGGTCGTTCAGGTTGGCCAATAGTGGAGTTATTACCGGCAGCAGAACCTCACCTATGTCTGTACTTAAGTTCTTAATCTCTGTTGCAAAGGATCTCATGCCCCCGGACGCGCCTTCGGCTTCTCTAGCGGCCTGGCCTTGGGCTGCTCCCGTCTGCTCCATAATGAGCGCAAGAGTAGCCGCCTGCTTGGTGGCTAGATCCATTTGACCCGTTCCGTCATACAATCCCATTTCAAGGGCTTTCGTTTTAATCATGGCATCGTTGACAGCCATACCATAGTTGTCGAGCATGGAGTTATTGCCTTTGAGCGCTCCAGTCAAAGCTCGGACCGCATCGGCTGTAGTGCCGCCATACATAGCCGTAAGGTCTCCAGCCAGCTTAATTAGGGTTTGCGCTTGTTTAGCGGCTTCTTCTTCGGTCAGGCCGCCGATGTTGACCAGCATTGACCCCATCATGTTGGCGTATTCAAGGGCCTCGCCTTCAGCAATCCCATAGTAGCTGTCAAGTCCATCTGCCCATTTCTTCACGCTGTCGGATGCCTGGGCAAATATCTGGTCGGTGGCCCCCATAGCATCCTGCAAGTCAGCCGCCATCTTGAAAGAGGCCGCCCCTACTGCTACAATCGGTGCAGTAACCGACATAGATAAGGTCTTTCCCATGTCAGTCATTTTGGCCCCGACGTTTTTAAGGCTAGTTTGTGCCTTGTCGAGTTTGTCCTTCCATGTATCTGTAGCCTTTGCGGTTTCGTTTAGCTGTCTCTCAAAGCCCTTCAATTCCTGCTCGGCTTTGGCTACCTCGCGCTGAAAGGCCCGGTATTGTTCCTCGCTTATTTCGCCCTTGGCAAACTGTTCGTTGACCTGTTGCTGGGCAGTCTTGAGGCGGTCGAGTTTTTCCTTGGAGTTTTGCACGGCCTCGGCAAGGAGTTTCTGCTTCTGGGCCAAGAGTTCGGTGTTGCCGGGATCCATCTTGAGCAGGCGTTCGACCTGCCTGAGTTCAGATTGGAGGCTCCTAGACTTCTTATTTACATCTTCAAGTGCCTTGTTAAGTGGGGCAGTATTGCCCGCTATTTCAATGGTTATGCCCTTGATTTTTGCCACTTTCTCACCACCTGTCGAAGTCGGCCTGTGTGGCCTGTCTTACTTCGGTCTCTTCATCGTTGCCGGTATATATCTGCACAAATTTGAGTAAATCTCGTACCCGAAATAGGTTCATTTCCTCAAATGTTAGTCCGGTTTTCTTGCCCATTGCCAGTAGTTCCAAGTCCATTCTGTCTGGCTCGGTATCGCTTGGCTCTCCGTTACTTTCGGCCTCCACGAAAAAACCCGTCGGTGGCCTCCTCGATCACCGTGGTCATTATGTCAGCATCGGCAAAATCAAAGGAGTCCATGCCCGATAACCACGCCTCAAAGCTGGGGAACCCTTTGGTATCGTCAGCCTTGGCCATCGCCCAGATCAGCTGCAGGAATTTCAGCGCATCGAACTGGCTCGGATCGTTAGCCATATTCTGCATTGATATAAGATCACCGATCAGGTCGGAGTTAAATTCCTGCTTATAAAATAAGAGGGCCAGGGGAGTAGCCCTGACCCTTATAGTCTTGTCACCTATTTGTATCTCACGCATTTAATCACCTAGTCCTTTACGGTCAATGTGTAGGTTACTGCGTTGCCCTTAGTAAATTCGACCACTATCGGATAGTCTCCATTCGCCAGAGCTAGACCAGAAACATAAGCGCTGGCGATAGTTGCTTTAAGTGCAGCGATGGTTAAGCTTACGCCTGGTACCGGCAAGCCGTTAAGCAGAACATTCTTAATAGCAGTGGTTCCGCTGCTGGTTGTGGTCACCTCAACATCGGCTAGAGAGCCCTTACTGAAATCAGCCGGATCAGCGCCCTTGGTATTGACAACTGCATTCTCGAGGTAAACAGCAGTGAAGAAGTTAGTGTAAGCGCTGCCAGTGCTGTACGGCAGGCTGGCCTTGACATGGTATGTGTCCGTCGCCGGGGACGCAACAATATTCAGCGTCTCGGTCTGTGGCTCTATGTTCTTGGTTTTCGTGCTACCAGCAACATCGGGACGGGCGGCATTCACTTTGTATAAAACGTGCCGGGTGGCTTTAACGTCGCCGTTAAATTCAAATAACAAGGCAAAGTTCTTCGGTGTTGCGCTGGAGTTCTCAATATAGGCACCGTTGGCATCCAGTT